CAATATAGTCTAATACTTTATTCATAATTGCCCATTTAAAAAAATTCAATTGACCAACAGTAGTCTCAATGCTTTGTTCTTGCTTATAAGGAATAAGAATTCTCTCTTTGCGACAATAAGGATCAAACATTTGTTTTGAATAACTGTCTTCAGTAGACTTATAATTGGTCCATACAAAGAACCGACGAGCAGAGTTACCTTGTTTAGAAGAAGGGACGTCATATACAGTAAAGTGTTGTTTTGCGTAATTCGTGACAAACCAATTAACCATACGAATTGATAATTTTTTATTGTCACATACGATATATTCACGATTGACCATTTGTTTAAGTACTTCCAAATTAGCTGGGTCTTTATAAAAATCCATTAATGTATTTAATAACCATTCATGTTGAGTGTGCATTTGTAATGCGTTCCTTTTTATCTTTAAATATCTTTTGTCATAAAATCTATTTTATGACAAAATAGAGTTTTCGTATGCTTTAGGCGACTTTTTCAAGAAGCATATAATAATACAAAACTGCCTTATTTAACCTTTATATTTGAGAACTTATCATTATTACTGAATAAAGTTGAACAATATTTCCTTGAATCATTTTTAGCTGTATTTTTCTGAATGCATTCTTTCTTAAATTTTGCAAATAACTTAACAGAGAGTATGTTGTTATTTAGGCACCGATTTAATTCGTGTCTCAATTCATTACAGTTTGATGATTCAAGGTTGTCCATTATAAAGTATTACGAGAGTTTTTTTTAAAAATGAAAATTGTTTATTTTCTGTAAACAAACTATAGAAACGAAGGATGGTTTACGAATGGACAGACACGATGGAAAAACCCTTAGATATAATGCGACAAAACGCGTTAAAGTTAAGTGAAATATCATTGGAAAAATATAATGCGTTACAAAAACGAATTCATTATCTACAATTACCTTTAGCAATATTGAGTGCATTTAATGCAGTAGCAGTTGTAGCTCTTGATAATTATATATCTGAAAGATATGTTGTAATAGGATGTAGTACAGCATCAGCAACAATAGCTGGTTATTTATCTTATGACTGGTTTCTGAGTTCCCAAAAGAAAATGGAAGCCGATTTATCGTTTTCAAAAGATTGCCAAGCTCTAAGTGATCAAATAAAGAATGTTTTGACAATGGAACGAGAGGAACGCAAAATGGATGGTACGAAATTTTTACAAGATACATTTGCCTCCTATAAAAAAATAATTGAAGGGCATGAACTTATAGACAAATTCAAAGGTAATTTGACATATTATAAAGACAGTATTTGTGAGCAAGTAGAAGATATGGAATCATTTGTAGTTGATCATTGGAATATCTTATTTAGACCGGTTTTAAGAAGATTTAAACAAAAAAATATTCAACTTATAGAATCTGCAAAAAAAGCTGGTCAAGATGTTAAAGAAATAGTTGAGCCTATTACGGATGAAGTAGTTGAAAAGGTGGAAGAGAGTTCTGGATGGTTAACGGAAAAAATGGCAAACTTATGGGGTAAAAGAGATGAAGATGTAGATGAGACAAAAAAAGATGAAGATGTAGATGAGACAAAAAAAGATGAAATTGATGTTAGTATGGAAAGTGTATACTCTACCGTAAAAGATATACCGACTATGTTAAGTCAGTCAATGTTAAGCCCAAGGAAAGAAGATAAAAAATTTGGCATGTCTTTTGTGCAAAAAAATAGGGGGAACCAAGGTTCCCTCATACCCCCTCCTTTTTTGGGGATGTGAGATAGATAGATAGGAGAGATTGAAATGGGAAAGTGTGAAATGGGAAAGTGTGAAATGGTGGGTGAGTGAAGCAAGTCCTAATAATATGTAATTATTGTAATCACATATTAAATGTTCTTATTAGGAGGCGAGCGAAGCGAGACATGAACATTGTAATGGGATTGACAGAGTGAATAGTAAATTGGGATACACTGTACCCAATACGCGTGCGTGTTGTGGAAATTGTAATATTATGAAAAACCATTATTCATTAGAAAGCTATAAAAGTCAATTACTAAAAACCTACAATAATTGGATTTTGAAATCAATGAGAAAATGTGAAATATGATGTAAAAGACGTTTTTCTTTTATAGTTTTATGATATTGTTCAAAAAAGGGATTTAATTTTAAGGTTCGTATTTCTATAACATCTAAAAAAGGCATTAAATGACCTGCCCCAATACATACATGAATGTCTTTTGTAAAACGGGATGCGGCATGCAGTATATTTTCGGACATATGTTTCTCTCGTTGTATAAGTGTATAGTTTATAATTGTGTCATTTAAATCTGAATCTGGATGCAATAACAATATCATATATTTACAACAATCGTGTATAAAACTGTAAGGGACTTGAGCAGGAAGTCCTCCTCTGACTGCAGCTCTTTTGCGAATATGCGTTTTCATGTTTTGGCTGCTATTTTCACGGTCGTTTAAATCAAATTCAATATCTTCTAAAAAATGACTATAATCGCAAAACCATGTTTCGTTTTGCCATTTCTCAGCATATTGTTTCATTTTAGGATGCCACAATACAGATAAAAGGAAAAACATTAACACTGCGATTGAATGTGTACCGCCTTCTTTTAGTGTAGGATAAGGAACCTCAGACATTTGATAAGCGGAACACAATATTGATTTTGGATAATTATTCATATTTTCAAAGCCATTAATATGTTCATTTGTTTGGTCGTTATATTGTTTACATTCTAGTAGTAATACAATCTCTCCATTTATTGCTTTCATTTTCAATGACTCTTTTTTTGCGATTGACTCTGCACAATGCACTTCTGGATGAAAATAAATCATAATTATTATACATTATGAATAATAATTAGTTTAAATAATATTTTGGGTAACAAATTTATGCCCATACCATATCTTCCATATCGGAAACAACAACGCTCTCGATATTTGAGTACGCAATTCCTGCCATACCTGACATAACTCTTAGTACATTGTAAGAAAGGGCGTAAACACGGACCTTGGCAGTGCTTGTACCAGCAACAGTTCCAGAAGAAAGAACAAGCTGAAGAACAGCGTTGTCGATTCTGGAGAAGTTGCATGATCCAGAGGGTTGGTGCTCTTCTGGGCGAAGGGCGAAGGAGTAAAGGTTGATACCAGTATCGGGGGCACGTGTGTGGTGCTGGTATGGCTGGACAACGTCGAAGTAGGATCCTTCACGCTCGGAGAATCGGTCTTGTCCGTTAAGCTGCAACTTGGCGGTGACAACAGGGTTCTCTCCCCAGCAATGCATATCAAGAGCGGTCTCAGCAAGAACGAATGTTCCAGCATCAGAAACACCAGCAGCAGTACCGGCTACACCAGAAAACGGACCTCCCCATGTACCAGTATCTTGTTCTACGACATCTGTGGCTCCGGGTTGATCGAAAAGACCACTGGATGTGATGAAAGCATCAGAAGCACCAACAGAGTCAGGTGATCCGAACGCATGAACAGCGTTAGGAAGAGCATCAATGGCATCTGTGTAGTTGAATGGCTGAGCACCAAGTGTCTTGTAAAGAACACTTCCTCCCTCAAGAGATGAGCAGTAGTCAACGTTGGCATCAGGCTGGACAACCCAGATGAGCTCCTTACATGGGTGGTTGAAGTTGAGCTTGATCTTGTTGGAAGAAGATCCAACAGATTCATCTCCTGTGAATTGGAGTTGCTCAATCAAGTACTCATGAGGGTTCTGTGCCATCTTACGTCTCTCATCGGTATCAAGGAAGATATAGTCGATGTAAAGAGAAGCAGCAACAAGGGATTGTTGGTAAGCCTGGGTAACAGAAACGGATCCAGTTCCGGTAAGATCCTTAACTGCCCATAGACATTCGCCAATAGGACGGATATCCAAGTTGATCTTGACTTCGTGGTATTGAAGAGCGATCAAAGGAAGAGCAAGTCCAGGGTTCTTTGTGAACCAGAACTGAAGAGGAACGTAAAGTGTTGTCTCAGGAAGAGCATTACGAGGAGCACATACCTGAGCAGGTCCTCCGGATCCAGCACAAGGTCCAGCAACGGGGGCAAACTTAGGGTCTGTGATGTAGGTCAACTGTGTGGTGTGACCAATCATCTTCCAGTATCCCTTTTGTTGTTCAGAGCTCATGGTGAGTTGGTTCCAGATATGCATCCAGTCACCGTATTGGCGGTCAATGCGTTGTCCTCCAATCTCAACCTCAACTTGGGCAATCATTTGCTCACCAATGTAGTCCAACCAACGGGCATAGACTGGATCACTTGACATTTCTTGGTTGATCTCAGGAAGTGTGACCTGCAAGTAAGTGCGGTAAGCAAGATCACCGTTTCTGGAAAGCACAGCACTTACACGTCGACCGAAATCGGCTTGTCCTTGGAATGTCTGTTCAATACTCTCCATTGCGAAGTTTGTGTGGCGTCTGTAAGACACCTTCCAGTAGGTAATTTCAGGGGTACCTGTCAGGAAAAGATCCTGGGCACCATAAGCGACGATTTGCATAAGAGCTCCTGCCATTTCTTAATATAAAATGCCTAAACATTTTAATTTTTCGCACGAAAAAGATAAGCACTACATATGTACTAATAAATAAATAAAAACAAATAAAAACAAATATTATTATTACTACATTAGATGATATCGTAATAATTTCAAAATGTTATAAAATCACAAAAACAATGATTTATTTGTTGTGAACACACAAATCAATTTAAACAATAGAACAAAGTTTTGTATAATGGATAAGAAAAAAACGCAATTACAAACTATAGATGAAAAACACAATGATATTATGCAAATGTACTATGTTATTGAGAATGAGTCGATACCCAACCTTCAACACGAAATTATTGAACTGATGGAAATAGCCAAAAATACAAAGCAACGCAAAAATGAGAAATATTACGATTTGATTGATTCAATCAAAATGAAAAAGCAAGAAATGAAAAAATTACAAGAAAGCAAGCAAACGTATTTGTTGAATAATTCGAAATATATATTTCATTATTACGAAGAAAAACAAAAAATCAATGCGGGTGAAAATGTGATTAATAAGACGTCAATAAACAATTTTTTTAAGATCAAAGGTAATACAGAAGAGAGCAGCGATTTGAATAGTGATAAATACAATCTGTCGAAACGTATTTATCAAAACTATTGGAAAAATGTGGGTGTTAACGAAACGATGCATATACAAGAATATGTTATGGATTCAGAACAGTGTCTATTTTGCAATAAAGGAGAATTAGTTCCTCTTGAAGAAGAAGGAGTTCTTATATGCAATAATGTAAAATGTGGTAAATTCGTAGTGCATATTGTTGACAATCATAAGCCACTAAATAAAGAAATGCCGAATGAAGTATCCTATACCGCATACATACGATTGAATCACTTTAAAGAGATATTGTCTCAGTTTCAAGCGA